GGAGCCGGTATCATGTCCTTTGCTAATACAGCTAGAGATAAAGCTAAAGCATTTGCAGGAGCTGTAGGTGAAAAAATTGGTAATATAAGAGGTAAGATTGCAGATTTCTTAGACGCTAACGATGGGTTAGTAGGAGGAATAAAAGCAGCCGCTGTGGGATTAGCAAGCAAGGCCAAAGACTGGTTTGGAGGTAAAGTACAAGGACTTAAAGATTGGTGGAATGGAGATAAAGCTAAATCAGCTACACCAGAGATAAAACAAGAAGAAATTAAAAAGGTTACTACACCGTTAATGCAAATGTCTAAAGATCAAGCTAAGACATTTACTACTGCTATTAACACTGCACTTACTAAAGGGGCAGACACAACTGTTAAAGCTATGGATAACTTAGGTGATGTATTAGAAAATCCTTTAGGAGAAAATGCAAAAGCAGCAAACAACCAATTAGCAGAGTTAAAGAAATTAAAAGAAACAAGTGATAAGCAACATTCAAAAGAATTGCTAGAACTTAGAAATCAAACAGCACTACTATATCAATACATAAAAGCACCGCAGAAAAATATAATAAAAATGAACACTTTCAAAGTCGGTCAATCATTAACAAGAGTATAAACTATTTATAAGCATATTAACAATTTAAATTAAACAATTATGGCACTTATTGATTCATTAACATCAACAACATTAGGATTAGGGGGAGCACAACCACCATTGAGAGATGGAGCATCTGCTGATACTACTAAAACACACGTTGACGGAGGGAATATCAATGCTGGCGCTTCTGCTATCGATTTAGATGGAGCAACACCAGCTAAGTATTTGGATAATCCTCCTGCGTAATATTTATGGCATTAACAGATCTAAAAACTGATCTAAAGTCTTTAAAATTTGAGAGCGGTTTAAATCGTAAACCTCTAGTCGTTAAAGATATAGATAAAGAAGGCGGAAGAAATTCCGGCTTAGCTGTACAAGGTATCCTCGCTGCAAAGCGATTAGACGATACTATACGTATGGCTAAACTTGTTATTGCTAAACCCGGGATAACCCACGTAGTAAAGCAAGCCTTAACTGGATTTATTAGTGCTGTAGATAAAAAAGCATTATATAAAGGTGATATAGGTTTAGGTAAGGAACTTTTAGCCGAAGGTAAAGACATACTTTTAACTGCTTTAACAAATATAGGACAAACACCTTTAAATGGTTTAGGTTTACATCTATATAAAGGAAGTAAAGAGTTTGGAGGAGTTGATGTTAGAAGCTACATAAAAAGAACTTTTCAAAATGAGTATAATAGCAAAGCTGGAAAACGAATAATACAAACAGGTCATTCCAATGAACTTTCAGCAGGTATTAAAAAAAGTAAAAAGTTACCCTTATCTGAAACCGATGCCGATCTAGCTAAATATGGTAGAATAAATTATACAAAAGAAATAGCTAATTCTGTTAATACTGCAGATCCAATTAATGCTCTCAAAATTAGCAGAGGAGATTCAACACCTTCTGTTTTTGATGACCAAATGGATTTAATTCCTTTTGGATTTTCAGTATATGACCAAGAAACTCCTATTAATATTAGATTTAGAGCTTTCTTAGATAGCTTTTCAGATACCTTTACAGGTAATTGGAATAGTACTAGGTACTTAGGTAACCCTCAACAATTTAGAACATACGACGGATTTGATCGTCAACTTTCTATGGGATTCAAAATAGCTGCATTAACTAGAGAAGAGCTAATACCTATTTACAGGAAACTTAATGTACTTGTATCTACTACAGCTCCTAATTACGACGACGATGGGTTATTTATGAGAGGTACATGGTGTAAGATAACTGTTGGGGACTACTTAAAACAGACTCCTTGTACTATATCATCTGTCGGTCTGAGTTGGCAGCAAGATTACCCTTGGGAGATCAAACAAGATAAAGACGAAGACAAAGTAATGATAGTACCTCACGTATTAGACGTTAATCTATCTGCTGTATTGGAACATAACTTTATTCCTCAAGCCGGTGTAATACCGTTTATAGGTGATCATACAGATAAAGACTTTATTAACTCAGAAGATGGGCAACCAGAAAGCGGCTTTTAATTAATCTCTAATGAACAGATACACGACAATAGAACAATCTAAGACATCTGAAGGTACGAGATACATACAAAACTCTATTTACCCAGATATACCTGAAACTGTAGATGATATTTACGTTATTACTACTGTCGGAGATCGATATGATATATTAGCAAAGCAATTTTATAGAGATGCATCACTATGGTGGATAATAGCTTCTGCTAATCCTATAAATACATCAGATTCTTTAGTACCAACCCCAGGAGAACAGTTAAGAATACCAGCAAATCCAAATGAGATTATATCAAAATATGAGCAGCTAAATAAAAAAAGATAAGTTATGTCAGATAGTGTTTTTAATAAAACCCCTATAACAGGATTAACACCGGTTGACGGAACTGTTAGAGACCAGTTAAAAGTCAGAGGTGAACTACACGGTAAGACTTTTGAGGACCCAGATTTTACTCAACATTACATCAATACCAATTACGCTTTCATAAAAGTATCATCCGGTATAGATATAACTGGAAAAGACGATGCTGCAAAAAAATACCAACTTTTAGGTGGAACTTTATCTGAAGGGAAAGCTCGTAAAGGTATTAACTTCAGCGGAGAAGACTTTGAAACTTCAAACAATGCATATACATTTCAAAAAGAAGGAATAGTACCTCAACCCGGTATTACTTCCTTTGATATTCAAACTCAAGGAGCAGAAGGTTTATTAAGAATGGTTGATTTAAATATTAAATGTTTTTCTGTAGAACAATTTAGTGTATTAGAAAAACTATATATGAGACCAGGGTTCAAACTTCTTTTTGAATGGGGACATTCAGTTTATGTTGACAATAATGGGGGTAAAGTATATACCCCAAAAACTATCCCAGATGGTACTGTATTCGGAACAGAAAAACCAATAGCTAAAATAAAAGAAGAAGGAGGACAGTTAATATATGACTCTCAACATAACTACGATTATATGATTGGGACTATAATGAACTATGAATGGGGGTATGACAATGGAGAGTATAATATAACTGTTCAAGCATTAGGAATGGGAGGATTATCAGAAACCCAAGCTCGTATGTTTAAAATAGGTACAGATAAAGACACAAATCCTGACGGTGAAGCAGATAAAGGACTAGAGTTTGATAATGCAGATAAATTAGAAGGTTCTTTTACTACCATATTAAAAACTATTACAGAAACAGCCGGTAGAGGAAGACAGTCAGAAGACAAACTAATCCCTATAAAAGCAGACCAAGAAAGAATAGATAAAGGTTTAAAGAAAAGAAAAGTCAAAAAATTTGTTGATGATATATGCTCACAAATTGGAGATGGATTTAAATTAGAAGTATATAAATTAGATTTCAAGCAATCTGAAAATTTAAAGTTTACTTATATTCCTTTTAGATTTATTTTTGGATGTATGAATTATTTTTTCTTACCAAAGTACGAAGGAGAGAAAGACCCAGAAGGAAAGTTCTGTGTAGAAAGCGAAAGAAATCTATACGTAACATATGATAATCACTACAGCGTAGATCCTCATGTATGTTTGCTACCAAAGCAGACCGCTTCTACTCCTATAGAAACTGCTGCACTAAGTGGATTTAGAGATACAGCAGCTTTTAAAGGGGACTTACTAGATGTATGGATTAATACAGAATACGTATACAACGTAGCAAGAGATATACAAAAAGATCCTGATGCTGAACCCACAATCGCTACTTTTTTAGATGTAATATTACTTGGTCTTCGAACTGCAATGGGGGGAGTAAATGATTTCACTCTATATAACGATTTTTATTTAGATAAAGAATTAGGACCTACGTCAGTAAGAGACAGACAATTACCAATAGATACTTCTATAAAAGATCAAGAAACAATATTACAAGCTTTAGGAAAAAAATCTTATGTTCAGTCATTTAGTTTTAACACAAGTATCGATCAAGCTACTTTAAACGCAATGACTACTCAAGCTGTTCTTTCCGGAACAGATGCTGCTGAAAGCTTACATAGAGGAGTCTCAGCGTACAATAGAGGTATAACAGATAGATTCGGCGAAGATAAAGCGCTAGAAAAAATAAGCGGACAAACTTCAGATGCAGAAGCACAAAAGAAATCCGTTGAAGAACAGTATGATCAATTGTTCAGCAAAAAATCTTATATAAAAGATACTGTAGAAAAAATAAAATACGCAGCCTCTGATGACCAACAGATTAAAATATCAGAGAAACTACATAGCGAAGAGAAACATACCGGCTTCGCAATACCCGGCAATATCAGTTTAGTAATGAAAGGAATTGGAGGAGTAAAAATGCTTCAATTTTTTAAATTACCATATGATAATTTACCTGATTCATATAAAGAAGCAGAAGTAGTTTTTATGGTAACAAATATAAGCCACTCTATAGACGGAGGATCATGGATAACTAGCTTAGAAGCACAAGTACAGATAATATAATGTTTTTACCAAAATCAAAATATAAAGGACCATTTACAGCAACAGGAGGAGATGAAGAACTTTTGGTCAAGTCTACTCTAAAGCCGTATAGAGGGGAATATATAATTACGTACAAGAATCAATACTTCAACGGTGCAACACCTCAAGAGGCTAAGTATGAGTTAATTCTCAAAAAAGTTCACTTAGAAAAAGAAGAAAATAAAAATAAACATAAAGGCCCTCAACAAACATTTATTGTACCATCAGAAGCGGATTATAAAAATAAGTACTTTGATAGGCATTTTGCAAAAGACTTAAGAAGTAAAAAAATTGTAGAGATAACTTTAAAAGAATCTAACAGACTTAAAAAAGTACCTGGCAATATAACAGTATCTCTTCAATGGTTCTTAGAAGGTCCAGCTAAAGATACTGAATATAGAGGGTACATATACTACGGAGCTGAAACTAGAAATAGAAAATCAGTCTCAGAAGCTACCAAAGTTATGAAAGGTTTAGATATCTTTTTAAAAGATTTAGGAGAATTTGTGAAGTAATAGTTGCCTACCAGCTATATTTTACTTATATTTACTTATACTAAAGGTTATACATAAGTGTTTTATATAGTAGAAGAAGAAAATAAGTTACAGTCATTAGAGAATCTAGTCAGATTAGGTTGCTACGTTAATGTAGTATCTACAAACGACCTATACCATTCTAAACTTACATCTACCGTAGCAGTTTATATAAGACTACTGCAATCTGAACATGGATATATTATTCCTATAGATCACCCCGAAGGATTAAACGTAGATAAAGACCGGGTCTACCAAATTCTTTTGAAAGCAAACACACTGTATACATTAAATAAGAAAGAGTTGCTCTATCACTTTAATCTACAGGATGCTATAGATGTTTCTCTTTTATATGCAATGACTAAATACGATAAATTAGAGTATACCAAAGAAAATAGTTCATTAAATTATTTTTACAATAAATTCAAAGCTCATAAAGATATAAATAAGTTAATTCCTATCTCTAAACTTTATGAATCTCATGAAAATATATACAAACAAATAAAACCGATACTGAAATATGATATACCAGATGGTTTTAATTTTTATAATCAAACTGCCACTAATGTTTTCTTTCTTTTAGAGCAAGGAGGTTTAGGAGTATATTATGATGAATTTAATAAACTATTTACTCCTAGGAATCCACTCTACAATACGAACAATAATACAGTTTTAACATCTTACAACTTATACAATGCTACTTCTAGACCTACTAATGCTTTCAATTCTGTTAATTTTGCTGCTATACCTAAGACTCCCGAGCACAGAAAAACCTTTCGACCGACCGGTGATTACTTTGTTGAGTTTGATTTTGACGGTTATCATTTGCGCTTACTTTGTGAGCAAATTGGGTATAAACTTACCGACGCATCAGCTCATAAGCAACTAGCTAAACAATACTTTAATAAAGAAGAAATAACCGAAGAAGAATATGATAAAGCAAAACAAATTAACTTTCACGCAATTTATGGAAAGATACCAGAGAAGTACGCTTTCCTTGACATCTTTACAAGAATTGATGATTATATCAAAGAGCTATGGAGACAGTACCAAGATGACGGAAAAGTCTTGGCTCCAATTAGTGGAAAGCCTTTCACAAGCTCGCTCAAAGGAATGAATCCTCAAAAACTGATGAATTATGTTATGCAGTCTTTAGAGACTTCTAGAAATATTCTCATTTTAAAAAATGTACTAAGGTACTTACAACATAAAAAGTCTAAAGCTGTGCTTTATACTTACGACTCAATACTTTTCGACTTTTCTAAGGAAGACGGAAAGGAACTACTAACAGACTTAGAAGAAATACTTTCAGAAAACGGGAAATACCCAGTTAAATTCAAGTTCTCAAAGAATTTGGTTTTATGATACTAACTTATATTTATATAAAATGACAAATGTTACAGAAATACGTCAATTTGATTACGACATTGACGAAATAAGTTTAAACGAAGATATGAGCAACAAATTATTTTGTACTTTTTCTACAGAAGGAGAATTAGAGAGCACATTAACAGAAATACAGGAGAGGTACAAGATCATTTATAACAAGATCTTTGTTCTCTATTCAAAAAGCCAGGACGAGTACATATGTACATACAACGTTGATTACGGCAATGTGTCTACATTTCTAGAAAATACTATTCTAGTACACAGAAAGAAAGAATCAAACACCCTATACACCATCAATGCACTTAACACCTTAGTTAAGGAATTAAATGACGGAGTATTAGATAAAAACTTTAGAGTTAACTGGACTGATTACAGAAATTGCATACTGCTAACCAAAGGTCCAGAATTAAAAAGAGTAAATACCAAACTTTTTCGTATAATAGAGTTGGAGAACTAAAATTAAGTTCTTATATTGGTATATATAGAGTTATAAATTAAATAAATTAGTTATATGGACATTAATGCAATCAAGGCTAAACTATCTGCCTTAAACAACAACGGTCAGGAAAGAGAAAAAACTGACTATTCAAAAATCTTTTGGAAACCCGAACAAGGTAAACAGACTGTACGTATTGTACCTTCTCATTACGATCCTACTTTTCCATTCAAGGAGTTAAAATTCCATTATGGTATAGGTAAGTATCCAATGGTAGCTTTATCTAATTTCGGTAAACAAGATCCAATCGAAGAGTTCGTAAAAGAGCTTAGAAAAACAAATGATAAAGACAATTGGTCATTATCTGGTAAAATTAACCCTAAGACTAGAGTTTTTGCTCCTGTAATTGTTAGAGGAGAAGAAGACAAAGGAGTTAGATTATGGGGATTCGGAGTTACGATTTATAAAGCATTACTAGCTTTAGCTGAAGACGAAGATGTAGGAGATTTTACAGATGTTATTAACGGATGGGATATGGTAGTTGAACAACAACCAGGAAACCCTTACCCTACTACATCAGTAAGAATTAAACCTAAGCAAACACCATTATCTGACGATAATAACCTAGTTGAAACATGGTTAAAACAACAACCTAACCCGGTCGAAGTACATACTCAGTATGATTACGATTTTATCAAGAAACAACTACAAAACTACCTTAATCCAGGATCTGTAGAGGAGAATGCTCCAGCAGCAGGTTCTGAAACACCGCCAGAAAGCTCTAGTCCTCAAAAGACTGACTTTACTTTAGAAACAGCTACTGCTGGCAATAAAGATACAGTTAGTAAATTTGACGACCTATTTAACGAGTAATATTTATGGCAAAGAAAAAAGAAGTTCAAGAGGCCGCATCTGCGGCTGTCAAGAAAGGTTTTAACCTTAGTAATTTTAAGAAGAAAAAAGGATTTTCAAATGCTTCTGTTAAATTCAAAGAGCAGGGATGGATTCCACTGTCTAAAGCTTTCCAAGACATTACATCTCTCCCCGGTATTCCTACCGGACATATAACTCTGTTGAGAGGACACAGTGATACGGGTAAAACAACTGCCCTATTAGAAGCTGCAGTTAATGCCCAAAAACTGGGCATACTGCCTGTGTTCATTATCACAGAGATGAAGTGGTCTTGGGACCATGCTAAGGAGATGGGATTACAATTTGAGGAAGTTAAAGATGCTAACGGAACTGTAACTGACTATGAAGGGCATTTCTTATATGCTGATAGAGGACAGTTAAATACTATTGAAGATGTAGCAGTTTATATTGCTGATCTTATGGACGAACAAGCTAAAGGTAACTTACCTTATGATATGTGCTTCTTCTGGGATAGTATTGGATCAGTTCCTTGTGATTTATCAGTACGTTCTAATAAGAATAATAATGAATGGAATGCAGGTGCAATGTCTACTCAATTTGGTAATAATCTTAACCAAAAAATCCTATTATCTAGAAAAGAAAACTCACCATACACTAATACGTTAGTTGCTATCAATAAAGTATGGACTATGAAACCTGAATCGCCTATGGGTCAACCTAAGCTTCAAAATAAAGGTGGAATGTCTATGTGGTATGATGCAACGTTAGTAGTAACTTTTGGGAATATCACTAATCCTGGTACTTCAAAAATTAAAGCTATTAAAAACGGTATGCAGGTAGAGTTTGCTAAACGTACTAATGTTCAGATAGAAAAGAACCATATTGGAGGAGTACAATCTCGAGGAAGAGTAGTTATGACTGCACATGGATTCTTACCTGATGATAAAAAAGCAATCGATAAGTATAAAGATGCTCATAAAGAACATTGGTTGAAGTTAGTAGGTACGTTAGACTTTGATCTAATCGAGGAAGGAGATTTAGAAGAAACACCAATCGCTCCTAACTTACTCGATTAATGTTAATAGAGATACCTGTATTTTCCAAAGAACAATGTAATGATATCATCTCAGAATATGCTGAAGATGAGTATATTATAGCTCAGACTTCTGAGGGTACAGAATCTAATGTAAGGCAGTGTGATGTAAAAAACCTGATTACAGAAAATAAGTTAATTGAGAACATTACCAGTAAAATAAAAGAGTCTATCCAAACTCCTTTAGATATAAGTGAATTAACTTTTATCAGATACACTAAAGGCGGACAGTATAAAGTTCATATAGATAGAGGAGAAGGATTGCCAAGAAAGTTTTCTTTCTCCATTCCTCTCAATGATACCTACGAAGGAGGAGCTTTTGACGTTTACACAACAAATAAAGCTAGCAGCAGACGTAGAGTCACTCAAAATATAGGAAAAGCAATATTTTTTGACAGTAGATTACCACATGCCGTTACCCCGGTTACTGAAGGTACTAGGTATGTGATAGTAGGTTGGATTAATGACCCAGAATAAATTATGAAATACGAAAACATACTTAATAATTTAAAAGAGACCCCACCCCGAGCGTTGAATGATCATATCATGATCATAGATGCTATGAATATGCTTATTCGTAGTTTCTCATTGCTCAAAGCGATGAACCCATCAGGTCATCACATAGGTGGCTTGGTTGGGTTTCTTCGTTCTCTTGGATATGTAACAAGAATATTTGACCCTACTAGAGTTATTATAGTATGGGACGGCAAAGGAGGATCTGCTAATAGAAAAAATATTGACCCTAACTATAAAGCTCAAAGAGCTACTTCAAGAATAACACATTGGGGGTTATATGATTCTAAGACTGAAGAAATGGAAGCATTAATTGGTCAACTTTTCAGAACACAAGACTACTTAGAGTGTCTTCCTATACAACAGATAATGATGGAAAAGCTAGAAGCTGATGATATTATAGCTTACATAGCTAAGAGAGCATCCATGTCTAACGTTAAAAAATGTACCATAATATCTTCAGATAAGGATTTCCTACAGTTAGTTGATGATACCGTAGAGGTCTATGCACCAGTAAAAAAGAAAACATTTACTGAGAGTAATATATTTGAAGAACTTAAGGTATTACCAGAGAATTACAACATAGTTAAAGCATTACTAGGTGATAACTCTGACAACTTACCAGGTGTAAAAGGTTTAGGTATAAAAACAATTATATCAGAATTTCCAGACTTAGTAAATAAACCAAGCACAGATTTAGAATACGTGTATAATGTATGTGCTGCTAAATTAGAAGAGAAGAAATTTAAGAAAATATTTCCTAAAATCATAACTGAATGGGATAGAGTAGAAACTAACTATAAGTTGATGGATTTAAACGTTACTGATTTAGATGAAAAAGAAAAAGATTACGTTATGGAAGTACTTAAAGAAACAATACCTGATTTACAGACAGGTGCGTTCTTAAGATTATTAGATAAAGATAAAATAGAAGGTATAACAAAGAACACTGAAGGATGGCTAGAAAACTTCAGAGGATTAACTATAGCATCATGAAAAAAGCAATCATAGTTAGCGGTTATTTTAATCCACTTCACAAAGGACATTTAGAGTTATTCGAAAAAGCTAAAGAAGCAGGAGATGCCTTAATAGTTATTGTGAATAACGATAAACAAAGAGAAATGAAAGGCTCAAAGTTTTTCATGGACGAACAAGAAAGAGTTCAAATCATTAGAGCATTAAGTATAGTCGATATGGCTTGGATATCAATCGATGAAGATAGTACTCAAAATGAAACACTTAAGCTAATGTTTGGTAAGTTTAACGAAACATATAAATTAGCTTTTGCTAACGGAGGAGATCAGAATAATAATACTATCCCAGAAAGACAGGTATGTGATCAGTACGGGATAGAATTAATTGACGGATTAGGAGATAAAATACAGTCTTCCAGTTGGTTATTACAAAAAAAATAGTTATATTAATTAAACAAACAAGGTTATAGATGACATTAAAGAGCTTACAACAATACGGGAAGGGGTTCCAACTAAAAGTACTAGGATCATTACTTACAGACAAAGGCTTCCTGCTTAACGTTAGAGATGTTTTACACGATCATTATTTTGATGCTGATTCACATAAATGGATCATAAACGAAATCATTAAGTATTTCGATAAGTATCATACTAACATTACAATGGACGTACTTAAAGTAGAACTCCAAAAATTAGAGAACGAAGTACTTCAAGTAGCGCTTAAAGAAGAGTTAAGAAACTCTTACGAAGCTTCCCAAGATGATTTAGACTACGTACAGGAAGAATTTCAGACCTTCTGTAAAAATCAAGAAATGAAATCAGCCATACTCAATTCAGCTGATCTCCTAAAAGAACACGACTTTGATGGGATTAGAAATATGATTGAAAAAGCTATGAAAGCTGGTATGGATAAAAATATTGGACATGAATACAACAAAGATGTTGAAACTCGTTATAGAACTGACTATCGTCCTACTATTCCTAGTCCTTGGCCTATCCTTAATGATGGACTTCAAGGCGGATTTGGACCTGGGGACTTGGCTATTATTTTTGGTAATCCGGGAGGTGGTAAGTCTTGGACTTGTGTTGCTATGGCTGCTCATGCTGTTAAAATGGGCTATAAAGTCAATTATTATACTTTGGAACTCGGAGAAGATTACGTCGGTAAAAGATTTGACTGTTATTTTACAGGGCACTCTATTGATGAAGTTAATAATCACCGTAAAGAAGTTCAAACACATGTTGATGGACTTAAAGGGAGATTAATAGTTAAAGAATATGCACCTAAATCTGCTTCAGTAGGTAGTATTAGATCTCATATACAGAAATGTATTGATATGGATCATAAACCCGATTTAGTTGTTATTGATTATGTTGATTATTTAAGAGCTCCTTCTAGAGGTTCTAAATTTGCAGAACGTAAAGATGAAATCGACGATGTATTTATTGCTACTAAAGGTTTAGCTAAAGAGTTGAAAATTCCTATCATTACACCATCTCAGGTTAATAGAATGGGAGCTAAAGATTCAGTTATCGAAGGAGATAAAGCAGCTGGGTCTTATGACAAGATGATGGTTGCAGATATTTGTTTATCGTTATCACGTCAAAAAGAAGATAAGGTACTTGGTACTGGGAGAGTCCATGTTATGAAAAACAGGTACGGTCAAGACGGTATGACCTACAATGTTAAAATGGATACTAACAATGGTCATATAGAGTTTGAAGGTAAAGTAGACCCTTCAGATTTAATAGAACCTGGAGGAGATAGTAACTTTACCGTTGATAGAGCTACTGTGAATAAAATTTTTGATAAAATATAGAAATTTAGGTGATGAATAGTAAATATATATTCTATTTATTACCATGCCCGAAAGACATAGTCCGCCGGGTGTTTTTGTCTAACATACCCAATAATATATAAAGATATATGAGTTTACTAGAAGAAAGAGTTGTGTATAAACCCTTTGAATACCCTAAAGCATACGATTACTGGTTAAAACAACAACAAGCACATTGGCTTCATACAGAAGTACCTATGTCGCAAGATGTAACTGACTGGAAGTCTAACCTAAAAGCACATGAAAAAAATGTTGTTGGGGGAATACTTAAAGGATTTGCACAAACAGAGACAGTTGTTAATGACTACTGGTCAACATTAGTTACCAAGTGGTTCAGAAAACCAGAGATTATCATGATGGGCACGACTTTAGGGTCTAGTGAAACTATACATGCAGAAGCTTACTCACTATTAAATGAGCAATTAGGTTTAGATAACTTTGCTGAATTTATGGAGGATGAAGCTACAATGGCTAAGATTGAAAACCTTATGAATGTAAGGGATGGACATAATGGAGAACCTAACTGGCACGATAGAGCTAAGTCTCTTGCAATTTTTTCCGCGTTTACGGAAGGTGTTAACTTATTTAGTTCCTTCGCAGTTCTTTTGTCATTTAAGATGAGAAATAAACTTAAAGGTGTAGGACAAATTGTTGAGTGGTCTGTTAGAGACGAATCTCTTCACTCTGAAGCAGGATGTTGGCTATTCAGAACGTTAATGAAAGAACATCCTGAATTTAAAACAGATGCTTTAGTTACAGATATCGAAGAAGCAGCAAAAAATGCTCTACAATTAGAGTTTGATTTTATTGATAAGATATTTGAGATGGGTGATTTAGAGAACCTAACTAAAGAGGAATTAAAAAACTTTATCAAACATAGAGTTAATACTAAGATGGCAGATTTAGGACTTTCACCTATTGTTGCATCAGAAGATATTGATAAAGGAGCACTGAAGACTATGAAATGGTTTGACGCAGTTATTGCCGGAAAACAGCAAACAGATTTCTTTGCGAGTAGAGTAACAAATTATAGTAAAGGACATTTAGACTGGTCAGCAGCATTTTAATAGATAAGTTATGAGCATAATAGTAGATACCAGCGACTGGGAAGCTGGAAAGGATTACCCAGAATGGATGAATGAAGTTTCACTTGCAACAATCTCAAAAGGATATATGCTCCCAGGTGAAACTCCTAAAAAAGCATATAGAAGAGTAGCTTCTACGATTGCTAAAAGATTAGACAGGCCTGATTTAGAGAATAAATTTTACAGGTACATATGGAAAGGATGGTTGAACTTAGCCTCTCCTGTACTTTCAAATACAGGAACTGATAGAGGATTACCAATCTCATGTTTTGGTATCGACACACCCGACTCGATACGAGGTATTGGCTTAACAAATGCTGAACTCATGAGATTGACCTCTTTAGGTGGAGGAGTAGGAATCGGACTTTCTAAGATTAGAGGTAGAGAAGAGAAAATTGGAGACGGTTCTATGGGAAGCTCTGAAGGAGTTGTACCATGGGCTAAGATTTATGACTCAACTATTATTGCTACCAACCAAGGAGCTGTAAGAAGAGGAGCAGCCTCTGTTAATCTCGATATTAATCACCCAGATATAGAAGAATACCTGGAGATACGTAGACCTAAAGGAGACCCAAATAGACAGTGTCTAAACCTACATCAATGCGTTGTAGTGGATGATAACTTTATGCAAAAACTAGAGCATAGAGACGCTGATGCAATGGGATTATGGGTTAAAATACTAAAGTCTAGAGTGGAGACTGGAGAGCCTTATATCATGTATAAGGATACAGTTAATAATGCTAATCCACCTGCATATAAAAAGAACAACTTGGATGTTAGTATGACTAATATCTGTTCTGAGATTACTTTACATACAGACGAAGAACATAGTTTTATTTGCTGTCTTTCTTCTGTTAATTTAAGTAAATGGCACGAATGGAAAAATAGCGATTTAGTTGAAACTTCAATTTATTTTCTAGACGGAGTATTAGAAGAGTTCTTAGCTAAAACTTCTGGTAGAGATTCTTTAATTAGAGCTCATAGATCTGCTAAAAAAGGTAGAGCAATTGGATTAGGAGTTTTAGGATGGCATACACTACTACAAAACGAAAAGATTCCATTCACTTCTATTGCAGCAACATCACTTACTCACCAAATATTTTCGGATATTAGAACTAAAGCTGAAGCAGCTTCAAGACAATTAGCAGTAGAGTATGGAGAACCAGTTTGGTGTAAAGGTACAGGAATGAGAAATTCTCACGTAATGGCAATTGCTCCTACAGTGTCTAATAGTACTATAGCAGGTGGAGTATCAGCCGGTATTGAACCAGTACCTGCTAACGTTTATACATTTAATTCTGCAAAAGGCACTTTTATTAGGAAGAATCCTGCATTAGAATCTTACCTTGAAGAAAAAGGAGCTAATACCGAAGAAGTATGGGATCAGATTATGAAAGATAGAGGTAGTATAGCTAATCTTCCTGAGGATGTTATGCCAGCAGATGATAAACCTATATTCTTAACATTTGCAGAAATTAATCAATTAGCTTTAGTTGAACAAGCAGGTGCTAGACAGAAATATATAGATCAAACACAATCATTAAACTTAGCCTTTGATCCTACAGATTCACCTAAGTTTATTAACGAAGTTCACCAAGCTGCATGGAGATTTGGAGTAAAAACACTATACTATCTAAGAACTGACTCAGTTATTAATGGAGATATAGGCTCTAGAACATCATTAGATTGCTTAAGTTGTGATGGTTAACTATTTATAAGTAATGAAAACAGTTAAAATTCAAAATACAGTAAATTCTGCTGACATGCACGAATTGGAGATATACCACTCTGCAATTACTGCTAGTAACTTACTTACTAGTAGTGTTTCACAGAGCGGAATATTTACAGGAGTTGATTTATTCAACGGATTACAGTTTCAAGTAGAAGATGATATATCTCAATTCTTTATTAAGAATTTAACTTTATGTACTAATATAGGATCTGGGTCATTAGGTGATGCTGGTAATAATGTATTCTTTTACCAATTTGATCCGGGGGATTACGGGACTATAGAAATTAACGGTACCAATCAAATTACTACAGCAGTACCTTTTACTGCTAGACAGAACTTTGCAATTAATCCAACATTAACAGCTACAGTTACTGCTAACTATCCATACGAATTTGCTGCTTGGTATTCTAATTCTGCATTTACAGGATCAGCACTATCTACTTCCAATCCTGTAACAATCGAAAAAGAAGATTTTAACAGTACAGTTACCTGGTATGCACAATATCAATTAGGAGATAATTACTACTAAAGTTGGATTTTAAAAAGGTTTTTCGTATCTTTTAATAAAAGAAATAGTTATATGTCAAAATCAAGCGCAAAGCAAAGAATTACTCAATTAAAAGAATGGTTAGTTACCTTTAAGAAAGGTGAACCAGTAACCGCAGGAAAACGCTCTTCAAAGTTTTCTAAAGCAGATCATTATAAAAAGAAAAATAGATATGGCAAAAAAAGCAATTAAGTTTAGTGCAACATGGTGTGGTCCATGTAGATCTTATGCTCCTGTTTGGGATAAAGTCAAAGCAGAAATTACTGAAGGAGTAGAATATGTAGAAGTAGATATAGATAAGGATACTGAAGGATTGGCAGCTAAATACCAAGTCCGTTCTGTTCCAACCACAGTGATTATTCAAGAGAATGGAGATATACAAAAAGAAGTAGGTTTACAAACTTCTCAAAACCTTAAAGAATTAATTTTATTTTAATATGTTACGAAAACCCGATTCAATCCCATCATCAGATACATTAATTAAAGATTCAGTGATGGAACCTTTTTTTATTGCTAAGTCTGCTAGTGGTGGATTTACAGTTTATGAAAATGTTATTAAAGGAGATAATAATACTCCTTATATAAAGACAGTGTCTTACCCAGGTAATTTTGGAGCAGCTCTTAAGACAGTTGCAAGAGAGTTACTTAACGGAGACCCTAATAAAAAGGTATATTCATTAAAAGAATATGCTGATCGTTGGAAGTCTATAGGAAATTCCTTAACTTCTATTATAGAATAGCGTTCGCCTATACGTTTACAATACCTGGCAAATATTAAATTTAAATAAAATGGCAAAAAATGTTGTTGTTAGTCTAAGCGGAGGGATGGACTCCTCTACATTATTACTCAGATGTTTAAAAGAGTATGATCAAGTAACTGCTATATCGTTTGATTACGGTCAAAAGCATAGAGT